GGCGTTTCTTCTCTTCCCACCATTCGTTATGTACTGCCTCACAGATTTTTTCAAATTCGTCACCCAGCACCTCACAAATTCTCGGCTTGTCCATGTTGGCCTCCTCCTTTCGTTTTGCAGCTTCCCACGCCTGTAATTCCTGGCATGTTTCGTGACATGATTTTATTCCTTCTGTGCCCAAGCTGCCCCATCCATGGTCGCATGTGCTACATGGATATTTCGTAGGAAAATTATATGCTTCATCGATGATATGGGTAATTTTCTTGTCAGTTATTCCGTACATGGTCGCCCTCCTTCCGCTTGCCCTCACTACAAAACTTAATCCGCAAACTGGTACGCATGAATGGGGCATCATAAGCTGGGCAAGCTGTTGTATTTTTATGTTTACATTCTTGGCGCCTGACCACAGGCACGGCGTCGATGGTGGGGGCCTTATCTACATCCTCCGGCATAATATCAAGTGGTAATTTATCTGCATCAATCAGCCTCATGCTCGTCCTCCTCGCCCATGCGAGCGCCGCACCACGGGCAGAAAGTAGCACCCTTGTCTCCATCGTCGCTGTACTTTTTGCACTCCGAACAATACGGGATTTTTCCAGGTTCAAAAATCCATCTCCCGTGCCTGACCTCCGCAACGTCGGCGGCTTTCAGGCTAAAAAGAATAGATTTGATTTGGAAATAGGCATCAGTTCCAATGGCCTTGTCGAGAATGTCTTTTGAACTGAAATAATTATCCATCCTGCTCCCTCCGTAGTGCGGCCGCTGCTTCTTCTTGGGTATCTCCAAATACACACCCTTTGTCCATATCCTGCAAAACATTGATGGCGCTTGCATAATGGGCTTGTGCCGGTTTTGGGAAGCGTGTACTGCACACATAAACCCATCTCGGAGGTTTGAATGGCAGCACCACGCACCGCCCCTCATCGTCAGCCTTTTTGAGTTCCCGGAGGCGGTCAATGGGGCCGAGGTCCCGGAAGTTATCTAGTTCCTCCAGTAATTCTAATTTGACCAGGGCATAACCTTCTGGGATTCTGCTCTGCTCCCGCTTCGCCTGCTCCAGCTCGGCCAGAACTTTCATGTATGCCCGTTCTGCATTTTCATAGAGGTGTTGCCTATTGTCTGCGCTCCTCCTTTGCCGCTCTACTTCGTCCCGCAGCTTCTCGTTTTCGGCCTGGAGCGTGGAGAGGGCGGTGGCGGCATATCCACAAAGGTTTTGGCATTCTTCTTCGCCATATTCTAATTCGCATTTATTACACGCCTTTGAGTTATCATCGGCACAACATTTTAGGCAACGCTTAAGTTTCTCAATGTCCATCAGGTGTCCTCCTCTCCCTCCGGCGGGCATTTCCCGTCATCGATTTCAAACTTGATCTTCAGCTGAGCGGGACATAAATCGACCTCCGGCCTGCGCCTCTGTCATTCCGGCCCTGGTCAACAACATCACCTTGTCGATATCATATTTGAGCCTTTGGCCGCCTTTCTCTTCCGGGATATCCCGCTTTGGCTCTGGATCATACTCCGGACACGACCTTATGTAGTAGCTCTCTATGTAGCCGCCCTTTGTGCCGCCCTGTCCTCGTTTTTTC